ACAGCTGACAAGTTTAATAAACCTATAGCATAATCAGTTGAACCATCGATAAGAGTTACATCAGAACCAGCTCCGTCAACAAAGAAGTTTCTTCTTTGCCATTGATGTCTTTTTTCTAAAAATTTAAAAACAGGGTCATCAGTTGGTTTTTTTGCAACTTTAGATAGATATGCGAAGAAAGGGGAAGCAGCAGGGTTTAACTCGGCAACTCTTTCACCAAAGTTAAACACTCTTCTAATATCATCAATACTTACTCCTGTTGGAGTAGCACCAATGCTTCTTGAATATATGTCCGCCATAATAATCTCCTAATTGTTAAAAGATGTTACGCTTGTTAAAATCTCCGAGCATAGCATCCATCATTTTGTCTTCTACGTTTTTACTTGGCGACTGTACACTCTGACCTTGCTGCACCCCTATCGGCTTTGGGATGGAGAGTTTTTCTTGTCTTTGTTTCATTAGTTGTTGTTTCTGTTGAGCTTGTTGACTGACTTGTTCAGTTATTTGTGGGCCATTGCCCTGGTTCAACTGGTGTAGCTTTACTAAATTGTCTAAAGACAACGATTCAGGTGAACTCATTTGAGATACAAAGTCATTTGCTTGTTCAGGAGAGTAGTTGTACTTAGTTTGCAACTGCGTCAAGGTATCTTGATGCTGTTGTCTAGCTAACTGCTCTTCTTGTGCTTTAGTCATTTGTTGCTCTCTGATTTCATCCTTCTTCAATATAAAATCACTCATCTGCTCCAAATAGTCTTCTTTAGATGCTAAATACTTAGCACTTGAACTATCTGGGTCAGCTAAGGCCTCAGAATAATCATAGTCTGCTGGTTTCACGGGCTTAGAAGGTTTAACTAACTTAGGTTCACTAGTTTCCTGCTGAGGTTGAGCGGATTGCGACTTCAATGCTTCCATTTCTGCTTTTAATGCTTCCATTTCTGCTTTAGTCTTATCTGCTTGTGATTGCCAGTATTGAAATTGACTATCATCTTCTTTTGCTTCAATAGTATCAGGAGTACTTACAGGTTGACTTTCCACATGTGCCGCTTCCTCTTGAATTACCTCTTCTGAGCTAGCTTGTGCTGCAAAAGGGTCTTGTCCCCTTGGATTAAACACTTGTTCAAAAATGTCTGCTTGAATATCACTTGACTCTACAGTCTGGTCTTGTGCATTCTCTTGTACTATATTGCTTTCTACTTGTTCCATTTTAATTTCCTAACGTTAACTCTCTTCTTCCTCGAATAAGCTTTCTGGTTGCTCTGTCTCGGCTTCTGAGTTCATCAACTGTTTTTGTTGGTCTCCGAGTCTAGCTTGAAATAAACTAGACGCCATATCAGCTCTATTAGACACCTTATCTAACTTAGAACTAAATTTTTCTACTTCTAGACGTTTTTTAGCATGGACTTCTTCACGATTAGCTGTTTGTAAGTCGCCTTTAACTTTTTTCAATTCTGCTTCCATCGCTTGCATTTGCTGCATCATTTGTTGCATTTGTCCACTTCTTGCCATAACACCATCCACGTCTACTAATTCTGATTTTTTCAATACTTCTGTTTGGTCTATTAATCCCATCTTATACATTTCCATATAAGTATTTAATAATGCCATTCTATTTGTTGGTAATGTAGAACCAGATACTACCTGTATATCGTACTTTCCTATTCCAATATCATGAAATTTTTCTACATCTCCATTTTCCATTTCTTTAAAAAAGTTAAATCGTTGACTTGTTTCTTCTCCATTAGGCTGTACAAGTCTAATAACTTTATCTTCTGTATATAGTTGCTGTATTAACCCAATGGATACATTTCCAAGTTGATTTAACATGTCTTCTATATCGTCTCTACGAGACTTAATTCTTCTTTGTCCAAATTCGTCTACTACAATAGTTCCTCTATATGTTGATGGAGCACCTTTCCCTCCACCTTGCATCAATTCGTAAATACCAAATCCATATTCTAAATCAGATTTTGCATCTGCTTCATTTTTATATAATTCATTAGGAAGAGGTACTGGACCTGCTACTATCGGTGCACCTAGCTCTGCATCAAATTCAATAACGCTGGTTCCTGCTCTTCCCCACTCTTCTTCAACCTGTCTTTTATCTACGCTTCCACGAGGTATTAGCAGCTTCACATTAGTGCTTGTACTAGCATGAGCAATAATTAAAGAACGAATTTTGTTAATATACTCTTGTAACGGTCTGTATATACGAACATCTGACTCTGGAAATGGAGTGCGTAAGTGTATATTCATAATTGGTACAATAGGGTAATCCTCTATTGGTAAAATTCTTTCATAAACCAAAGAATCTCCAACGCTTGCTACCATTTTAATCCTAGGAATATCTACGTGGTAACAACTTAATTTTTCTAAGCCTTTTAATTCTTCTGGAGTAATAGGTATTAAAGCAGTAGTACTACCAGGAATAGAGCCTGGTCCTTCTTCTCCTGGTACTCGAACAGGTTCTTGTGGTATAGGTTGACCAGTATTAGGGTCTAACTGCATAGGAGGTAATACAAAATGAAATAAAGCTCCTTCTTCTTCTATAGTGCTTAATAAATCTTGAATTGCTGAATCTTCCCATACTATAGTTTCTTCTCCAGTAACTTTTCTTACTCTTACATAAAGTCTAGAATTATACTGCTCAAACTCTTCGTCGTTAAATAAAAATTCTCTTTCACTAAAAGGTTCATACACATTATAAAGCTTGTGCATTTCTTTAGTGTATCTTTCTAAATATCTTCTTACAGTATGTGCTCTATCTTCTACGTCTCCAGGAAATACCTGGTCTACTGTTTTAGATAAATTGGTAATTGGATAATCATCTGAAGCTTCTGGTTCTTCTGCAGAATTTTCAATAAGGTCTTCAAACTCAGGATACATCTGAATTGCTGCTTCATCTGTCATGTAACTTGCATAAATAATATTAGACGCATCTCTACAAAATTTATCTTTACTATTCGGGTCTATGTAAAGGTCTAAAGGATTTACTGCTTTTAACTTTACTTCGCCTTTACCCATATCTGCATCAGGGTCTTGATACACCATCAATGCACCCATACCTCCAACGTAATAATCGTCAATAGCTTGTTTTAATTCTAAGTCTCCTTGGCTAATTTGCCAAATGTACTGAAATAAATCTGAAAATACCTTTGCTGTATCTCTATCACTATCTTCTCTACCCGTCGCTCTAAATTGTGGAGAGTTGTAAGTTAATAAAGCTTTTGCTGTTTCAACGATTGGATGAATACGATTGACTACAATAGGAGCTTGTCCACGTTGCTCGAGCAATTCTTGTTGCTCTTGTGTCCATTGTGCACCTGCTCTAAACTCTATTGACTCTTGGAACTTTTGAGCCCATGGCTCTCTGGATGAGTTATACTGTGTCCATAGTTCTCTTGTTACTTGAACTTCAGGATGTGTTTCTCTTTCGTCGATATTACCAGTATCATAATTAAAAACTAAATTATTTTGCGTCTCTGGTTTTCTGTTTTTTGCTTTTTTCTTTTGTATATCCATGCTCAATCATTATATAATCTTTCGGTATCTCTATCTCTTCAATTTTATCTATTTTTGAAATGAAATCCTCAAAACTCATAAGATATTTTGCAAATTTTTTATCAGCCATTTCTAACTTTGAATTTATAACCGATTATTTTAAAAAGTCAAGAACTTTTTTATAATAATCTCCAGTCTGCTTTTTTAGCTCTATAAGCAAACTGTTCTTCGGACTCTACTGTCTCAGCAGAGTGTGATGGTTTGTATGCGTTTTTGTTCGCATAAAAAAATCCGTCTAGCAAGTCATCGTGTTTTCCACGTGGATATAATAGCAATTCGTCTTCAAAAGCTTGCATATTCTTTTTCATGTATACTTTTTTATTTGCAAACAATGGCTGCAGACTTTCTAATCGATATGACTTAGACGTTCTAGGATTTTCCTTTACTTCTAGTCCAGGAATGAATAATCCTAACTCTTGTGACTTTTCTTTGATATATTGACGTAGCATTTCCTGGTATCCTACAGACTCAATTCTTGTTTTAGCACTTTCGTATACTCTAAAATTATCTAATATGGCATCAGCCAATGCTAAAGGCGTTGCTCTTTTTCTATAGTAAGGTAAACAAAATCTATTATTATCTTTATCAACAGCAATATTAAATATAACACTATAGTCTGCTGTTTT